GAGAACAGAATAACAAAGAAACAAATTTTAAAAGACTAAAAAAAAATAGTCAAAGAGCAGTAACTCTAAGGCAACCAGAAATGGTTGCCTTTTTATATTTATGTGAAATATTAAGCTATGATAAAGATAAATGATGAATGTATTAATTTAATTAAATCATTTGAAGGATTCTTCCCAAACGCATATCACGGAGTATGTGATAAACCAGGAATAGATACAATAGGATATGGTACTATTAAGTATCCTCCTTATTATCTTGGAGGTAAAATGGTTAAGCTTGGAGACCCAGACATAACAGAACATCAAGCGTTTGAATTCCTTAAGCATGAGGTAGAAAAGATGTTACCTGCTATAGACATATTAATGAGAGACGATCTTACAATCAATCAGTTTGGTGCGTTAACTTCGTTTTGCTATAATTTAGGAACAGGTGCTCTTAAAATGTCTCATTTAAGAGAAAAAATAAACGCTAATCCACATGACCCAGCTATTAGAGAGGAATTTGGAAAATGGACTTGCTCTAACGGTAAATGTAAAATTAAAGGATTAATTAGACGCAGAACAGCTGAAGCCGATTTATACTTTAAGGCGTAATTTCCTCTTCTCCTGGTGGTATAATTGATGGATCAACTGGTGTATATTGGTGTTGACTATATGGGTCATAATTCTGTGGTTGTGGTGGTGTATTTTTACTAACAAACATCTTAACAACACCTTCAGATGTAATGAATCCAAGTCCTGATAGGATAATATAGAAATCATATTCCAGTACTTTACCTAAAGCATCCAATAATACAGGTTCAACTCTACCTTTAGGTAAATACATTATAACATAACACACCAGGTATAATATAACGAATGATGCTAATATAAAGTGAAGTGATATTAACAGCGTTATTAATCGTTTTGATGATGTGGTATTATCAGCATCTATAATGCTATTCCAAAAACTTTTAACTTTAGCCATACTATTTAATTTACAATAAATATAATTGGTTTAGGCAAAATAGTTTCGTATCTTCAGTACATGAGTTACGTTAGAGAAAAAATATCAAAACTTACACCAACTAGATATAACCAATTCTATTGGTGGCGCAGGTTTAAAATGCGTGAGACATTACATCCATATAAACCACTATATGATAAAATCAAAAATGGGGATTATGATGTAAGTGATTATTTTTATCAAACTAAGTACGAGTTAGAATTGATGGAGGAGGAATTATCTAAAATTAAAAACCCAGAAGATCAACACGAAAAGAGGGGATTATGTATGGAACGTTATAGACGTTTAAATGAAGATTACGCTAAGGACGAAGCTAATATAATGAAATCCCTTATAAAGGATTTTAAAACTACTTTTAGAGTCACAGAAGAGGAATTATATTCGTATATGGAAGTGTGTGAAGGCGACTTATTATGTCTATACAATACAGTAAAACAAGCTTACATAAATAATAACCCAGAAAAAGCAAATCTAGTATGATAGGAATAATAATATCAGCTGTAATATCAGTTATAGTAGGAATATTATGGACAAAAGGAATAGATAATATGAAAGAAAACCATCCTGACTATAAGGGAGGAGATTTTCTAGATTGGGATGATAATCATACTGAAAATGATTTTTAATTATGGATACAATTTTACATATGTTAGGTATTTGTGGTGATCATAACTCACACACTAACCTAATTTCATTATTAACAAGCGAAATGCAATATGCATTATCGTATATTAAAAACTATTTTAAATGAATATAATATGGGGGATATTGTGGGGATTAGCAGCACAGATAACTACGTTTCTACAATTACAAGGACAAATGAAATTCCAATGGTTAAAAGACCATATGTGGGTAGCTATATTGATGGGTATTCCTATCTCATTTATGTTTATGAAGTCAGTAAAAAACTTCGTAGAAGCATTTGATGGTGAAATATGGCCTTCACGTTTGCTAGGATTTGGATTAGGAGTAATAGTATTCTCAGGAATGTCTTATCTCTTATTTAGAGAGCCATTCACAGCAAAAACAGGTATTTGTTTATTTTTAGGGTTATTAATTATATTAACACAATTATTTTGGAAATGAGGATAAATACATTAGACGAAGAATACAAACTAATACTCAGACATCTATTAGGTCATGGAGTAACAAAGCAAACCAGAAACGGTGAAGTAATATCAGCATTTGGTATGGTACTTAGACATAACATGCAGGACGGCTTTCCACTCCTAACAACAAAGAAAATGGCTTGGAAGTCAATCGTAACAGAACTACTATGGTTCTTACGTGGTGATACCAATATCAAATACCTTGTTGATAATGGATGTCACATTTGGGATGGTGATGCTTATAAGAGATACTATAACAGTTATCCTGATGCTGAGAAGTCATTTCAATATGAAGGAAGTACTATTGAGACAAGGAGAATGACCAAAGAAGAATTCATCCAACAAATCAAAACCGATAATGAGTTTGCTAAGAAGTGGGGTGAATTAGGACCAATTTACGGTAAGCAATGGAGAAGTTGGATAAGATATGAACAAAATACTAGGGTAGATGGAATATATGATGAAGCAATAGTAGACCAAATCGCAAACCTAATCTCTGAACTCAAAACAAATCCCGACTCAAGACGATTAATGGTTAATGCTTGGAATGTAGGTGAGTTAGATCAAATGGTACTTCCACCCTGTCATTATGGATTTCAAGTTTATACGAGAGAGTTGACTTGGGACGAAAGACATGAATTAGCAGAGATTAAGTATCAAATAGATGATACCGATGATGTATTAGATAAAGAAGGTGTTCCAACCAGAGCAATCTCTTTAATGTGGAATCAGAGGTCAGTAGATACATTCCTTGGTTTACCATTCAATATAGCATCCTACGGACTGCTACTTGAAATCATAGCTAGAGAGGTTAATATGGTACCTGACGACTTGATTGGTAATTTGGGTGATGTCCATCTATATACCAACCACATTGAACAGGCTAAGGAGCAGATTGGTAGAGAAGAATTTGAATTACCAACTGTAACAATAACAGAACGTAATTGGTATATGCATGAGAAGGTAAAGGAACACTTAGGCGAGAAGACATTCATTGAAAAGATAGAAAGCTATAGACCGGAAGACTTTACACTAAACAACTACCAATCACATCCAGCAATAAAAGCACCATTATCAAATTAAAATTTTAATATATCGAAGCTCCTTCGTATTTTTTAACAAAAACAAACAAACATGAAAAAAGTAGTATTATTATTAGCAGTATTATTGACTGCATTAACGAGCGTAAACGCTCAAAAGAGTTCTAAGTTCGTAACTGGAACTGTATCTTACACAAAAACAACTGATGTTAAAGCATCATACAGTGTTAACCCATTAATTGGTTACTTCGTAACTGATAGAGTAGCGATAGGCGTATTGGGTTCATTCGGAGAGACAGCGACTGAAAAAACTACAAGCGTAGGTGTATTCGGTAGATGTCATTTTTTAAATATTGGTAAAAATTGCCAAGTATTCTCACAAGTAGACTTAACTAGTAACTCATCAAAAACAGCAAAGACAACCTCAACGTCAGCTAACTTAGGATTGGGAACTAATTATGCTCTTACTAAAAAATTGGGACTAACTATGAATCTCGCTAATTTAATTTCATATGAAAGCGCAGATGGTGTTTCAACAACAACAGTAGGATTTGAAGGTATTGATAACCCATTTGCAACAGCAAAATTTGGAGTATATTATAGCTTCTAAATAGATAGCGAAGGAGAAAATCGATTGGGGATTTGGCTTGGCCAAGTCCCCTTTTTATATTGACATTATGAAAACAGTAGTAATAGGAGACATTCACGGACGTTCAGTTTGGAAACTGATAGTTGGAATAGAGAAACCAGATAGAGTTATCTTTATAGGTGATTACTTTGATTCGTTTGATATCAAAGGAGTAGATCAATTAAGTAACTTTCAGGATATAATTGCATTTAAAGAAAGTGGTCAATGTGAAGTAATTATGATGATTGGTAATCACGATTATCATTATTTCCCAGAAATAGGAGATGTAGGTACAAGTGGATATCAACATTTATTAGCCCCATCAATTCAATTCGTTGTTGATGATAATAGAAAGCATCTACAAATGGCTTATCAAATGGGTGAATTTCTATTTACACACGCTGGTGTAAGTAGTGCATTTATGGATAGTGTATTTGGTGAAGGAGAATGGAAAGTAGAAAATATAGCTACTGACTTAAATGAATTATTCAAATATAAACCTAAAACGTTTGAGTTTGGAATGGCATGTAATTTAAAATTATCATATTACTTAGACCCATCAGGTGATAATATAGAACAATCACCAATATGGATTAGACCTAGATCGTTATTTAAAGTTAATCATGATACATTACGTAAACAAGTAATACAAGTATTTGGTCATACTCAAATAAGCAAAATTGATACTAAAGGATTATCTACAGGTGAAAGATACTATCTTATTGATTGTTTAGGTACTAGTGGACAATATATGATTATTGATGATTTATATATGAACGAAGTAACATTTAACACATGGAAAAGCAAAAACGCGTAAAACAAAAAGACGATAAACGTGAATGGTTTATTGTTATGAATTCTGATTTAGAATATTACTGTGGAATGATGTATGGTGGTGAATTAGTTTGGAGCCATGATTATAAAGAAGCCAAACCACTAGATGATGAAGCTAAATTTAGAACACTTAAATCATTAAGTCATGGAAGAGAAATAGTAATGGATTATATAAAATAAAATTTCAATATATTTATCTTTGATGAAAAAAATTAAACGCAACTCAAAAATTAAAAGAAAACACATACGAAAGAAACTACTAATTATGCTCCACAAGGGTATTCGATTTAAAGGTGAAAGCATTGCAAAAAGCAATGGAATAATTTAATTAAGGAGAACATTAGTTCTCCTTTCTTATTGGAAGGCAAAGTATCCTTCGTACATTTAACCAAATAAAAGTTATGAAACCACCAGTTTATCCAAAACAAGATCCCGGATACAAAAAGATTGTAATGGAACGTTTCTATAAATTAGTAAAAGATACTAATTGGAATGATACTTGTGGTGAATATCAAGGTAAACCACGTGGACGTAAAGCAAAAATAATAGCACGTATCCCAGCAAAACCTAGACAAGGTGAAAAATATAATTGGTTTGATTAATAATTAAAATAAAATATATGGCAATACAATTAAGTTTATTTCCTGAAGAACAAATGAATAAATACAAAGCGTTAAGTGATAAATACTTCGATTTTGAAATATTCGAAGATATATTCAAAGTAATTAATGAACGGGCTAATACTACCGATGACCATATGTTTAAAGCCGGTGTAGCTAGCAGTGAAGCAGCCGTTAGACGCTTGAGAGAAGATTATTATAATACTATAAAGAAAATGTATAATCAGGAAGATATTAATTAAAACGCATGTTTTCTATATCTTTTCAATATGTATTGGTGTACTAAAAACATATTAAACTATGAACAAAGAACAAATCTTAGGAATTATTCGCCACACATTAACATTCGTTGGTGGTATCCTAGTAATTAAAGGAGTAACAACTGAGGCTATTTCTCAGGAAGTAATTGGTGCCGTAATGACAGCTGTAGGTGCTGTTTGGTCAATTATTAAGAACAAAGCGTAATTTAATTTACCTCTATTTATGAACTAAAGCCACCTTTTGGGTGGCTTTTTATATTT